CCTGAAGATCTGGACGGAGTGGAAACCGCTGATGCACCGGGCGGCTACAAGATCAAGGTCGTCGGGCGCATCAACCGCCGGGTTGATGGCGATCTGGCGCAAGAAATCGCAGCGGAGAATGGACTTTCCGAACATCTGCAAACCCTGTTCAGGTGGAAGCCTGAGCTAAATGTGCGTGCGTGGTCGAATGCTGCGCGCGAAATCACCGGGCCACTAGCAGCGGCTATCATAGCCAAGCCGGGGCGCCCATCTTTTTCAATCACAAAAACAGAAACGGAGAAATAAAAAAAATGGCAAACTTAAACGAAACATACAACGCATCAGACCTGCCCGAATCATCGAGCTTTGACCCGGTGCCGGCTGGCACTTATACAGCGGTCATCACAGAGGCAGAGCTGAAACAGACGAAAGCAGGCACGGGTCAGTACATTAAGACACGCTATGACATCATAGGGCCAACACACCAGGGCCGCGTGATTTATAGCAATCTCAATATCAGAAATCCCAACCCCAAGGCAGAAGAAATCGGTCGTCAACAGCTCGGCGAGCTGATGCGGGCTATCGGGCTATCGTCTGTGTCTGATACTGATCAATTAATCGGTGGTAATTGTCAGATCAAAGTCAGCATTAAACCTGCTGACGGACAGTATGACGTAAGTAACGAAGTTAAAGGCTGGAGGGCCATCGGCGGAAGCAGTGCGCCTGTTCCAGCGGCTGCCGATAAGCCGGCAGAAGCAGTAAGAAAGGCGCCTTGGGCTAAGTAAAAAAAAATAGAGCCGGCCCTTCGGGGCTGGTTTTTTCAGGGAGACAGGCATGGTTAAAATAAATAATTTTAATGGCAGGAATTTTACCGGCAGGGATTTTACTGAGGCTGTGAAATGACAGCGGTTCCAGATTCAGAAAACAGCATCGCCAACTTGATAGACGCGGCGCATGAGGCGAGAAAAGAAGGCCCACGCCCACATTTGGGCGGCTCATTAATCGGCCATCCGTGCGACAGATGGTTATGGCTCTCATTCAGGCTGGCGGTGATTGAAGAATTCCCCGGCCGCATTCTGCGCTTGTTCAGGCGAGGGCGAAATGAAGAAGCCCAGATTGTCAGTGACCTGCGTGCTATCGGGATGCATATCACAGACACCGGCGCAAATCAGGCGCGGGTGAATTTCGGCAAGCATTTCAGCGGCAGTATTGACGGGATAGGCACGTATGTTCCTGGCGGAGGCACAAAGAAGCACATCTTAGAGTTCAAAACTCACTCAGACAAATCTTTCAAGGCCCTCACGAAAGACGGCGTACAGAAATCCAAGCCACAACACTGGGCGCAAGTGCAGGTGTATATGCTGGGGAAAGACATCGACCGCGCGCTATATGTCGCCATCAACAAAAATGACGATCATATCTATACCGAGCGAGTCAAACTCGATAAAAAAGAGGCTCAGAAATATGTTGACCGCGCTCACAGAATCACGATGGCTGAGCGTATGCCCGAGCCGCTGAGTCATGATCCCAGTTGGTACCAATGCAAATGGTGTCCTGGCCACCCTTTATGTTTCACTGAGCGATTAACGAAACAGATCAACTGCCGCACATGTGCCCACGCCACGCCATGCGAGGACTCAACATGGCATTGTGCCCGGCATGATGCCGGTGGCATACCTTTTGATTATCAGCTAACCGGCTGCGAGTCACATGTCCTGCATCCTGATCTGGTGCCGTGGAAAATGCTGGACAGTGTGAGCCGGTGGGAAGCGGTATACGAAATTGATGGCGTGCCGATCCGCAACGGTGAGGGTGATGCAAATGTTTTTGCGAGCGCTGAGCTTGTCTCTAATCTCAACGCGTGCCTGAGCGTTGTGCGTGGAGAGGCCCCTGAGATCGAAGGTCTGCACACAGTGCTCGGCGCAAGGGTGATGGGGTGAAATTAAGGGATTATCAGAAGAGGACAATTTACCAGCTATATGAGTGGTTCCGCGCAAACCCGAAAGGACATCCGTGCATTGTGCTGCCTACCGGCTCAGGAAAAAGCCACATCGTGGCCGAGCTGTGCAAAGGCGCGCTGCAATCATGGCCGGAAACGCGAATATTGATGCTGACGCATGTCAAGGAGCTCATAGAGCAGGACGCTGAAAAGATGCGCCAGCACTGGCCGGGTGCGCCGCTCGGCATATACAGCGCAGGCATGGGCAGGCGCGACCTTAGCGAACCGATTACTTTCGCCGGCATTCAGTCCGTTCGGGATAAGTCGGCGGCCATCGGACATGTTGATATCGTGATTATTGATGAGGCGCACACAGTGAGCCATCGCGCCGAAGGTGGCTATCGTAGCTTGATAGCCGATCTTGAGCTGATCAATCCTGGCCTTCGGGTCATCGGCTTGACCGCCACACCATTCCGCCTAGGCCACGGTTACATCACAGATGAGCCGGCCCTTTTCGATGCGCTCATTGAGCCGGTGAGTATCGAGGAGCTGGTATACAAGGGCTTTCTGTGCACGCTCAGGAGCAAGGTGGCAACTGAGCGACTGGATGCCAGCGGCCTGCGCAAGCGCGGCGGTGAGTACATCGGGGCCGAAATGCAGAAAGCATATGATACGGCTGACCATAATGCCCGCGTGGTGGATGAGGTGATTCTGCATGCAGGCGACCGGAAAAGCTGGCTCTTTTTTTGCGCCGGTGTGCAGCACGCGGAAAATATCTGCGCTGAACTGATTAATCGCGGAATCGCCGCCGCATGCGTGACCGGAAAAACGCCAAAAAAAGAGCGGGATCAAATCTTGACTGCGTTTAAAAACGGAGAAATTCAGGCACTGACGAACGCGAATGTCTTAACAACTGGCTTCGATGCGCCAGAAATTGATCTGATTGCTATGCTCCGCTCTACTATGTCACCCGGTCTATATATGCAGATGGCCGGGCGCGGCCTGCGTATCGCAGACGGAAAAACTGACTGTTTGGTGTTGGATTTCGCCGGTGTCGTGCAACAGCATGGCCCAATAACGGCCGTCAATCAGCCGAAGAAAAAGGGGGAAAAGGCGGGAGATGCGCCCGTAAAAGTATGCGACCACTGTCATGAGCTGGTGCACATATCTGTCATGGTCTGCCCGGCATGTGGTGCGCCGTTTCCTGAACCTGAAAAAAAGACGATGAGCCTGCATCATGATGACATCATGGGGCTTGATGCGCAGGAGATGACTGTCAGGGACTGGCAGTGGCGAGAACACACAAGCAGAGCCAGTGGCTTGCAGATGCTTAAGGCCACATATTACGGGGAGTTAAGCACGAAGCCGGTGACTGAATATCTGCCGATCCTGCACGATGGCTATGCCGGCCAGAAAGCCAGGCGCACACTGGTAGAGATAGCAGATAGTGCAGGGGAGACTCTGCCGGACGGGGGAGCGCTTGTAGAGCTGTGTGATCTGCTTAATAGTGCGCGTCATCCAGCGGTGATCGAGTATCGAATGGATGGAAAATTCCACAGAATATTAAACAGGAGCTGGGAATATGCCGCGACTGAACAGGCAGTCTGTGACAGAACATGAGCACCAGCGGGAATTTGTCCGGTGGTGGCGGCAATCAGGCCGCCCGACCATCTTCGCCATCCCAAACGGCGGGCATCGTAGTAAAGCACAGGCCTGTAGGCTCAAGGCAGAAGGTGTTCTGGCCGGAGTACTTGATCTGTTCTGCCCGGCTGAGCGAATGTGGATTGAGTTTAAAACGCCCACAGGCCGCTTGTCTCCGGTGCAAAAGGCGTTCGCGGAAGATGTGGAATCCTGTGGCTATAGAGTGATCGTAGCATATGGTTTTGATGATGCTATAGCTCAAGCTAATGGTGAGATCAAACGACACTGGAAACAAAAGCCTTGACATATAGCACAATGCGCGCTACTATAGGCACATAGGCACATAGAAAAGGTGACACCGACCAACGGGGTGCAGTGGGGGGGGAATTACAAGTGAACGAATCTCAGGAAGAAAAGCAGAAAGAACTACTTAGCGAAGGCAGTGGCTGTGATTGCTATGTGTTCGCAAGAGATGTGCCCGGAGCTGATGCCAAGGCACTGCAATACAGGGTGCTTGAAATCGGAGATGGCGAGGACATTTTAAGATTCGCAAAAAATATCCACGGTGCTGATATTCTAGCACTACAGGCGCGAGTGTTAGGGATCGGAGAGGCTTGGGGCTGCTACCGTTTCGCAAAAGATGTGCCCAGCGCTGACGTCCAGGCGCTGCAGGAGCGAGTGCTGGAAGTCGGAAATGGAGAGGACTGCTACATTTTCGCAAAAGATGTGCCAGGCGCGGACGTCCAGGCGCTACAGGAGCGAGTGCTGGAAGTCGGAGATGCTTGGGACTGCTATATGTTCGCAAAAGATGTGGCCGGCGCGGATGTCCAAGCGCTGCAAGCTCGGGTTTTGGGAATCGGAAATGGAGAGGACTGCTATGTGTTCGCAAAAATCGTGCCCGGAGCTGATGCCAAGGCACTGCAAGCGCGGGTTTTAGAAATCGGTGCTAGCTGGGACTGCTACATGTTCGCAAAAGACGTGCCCAGCGCTGATGTCCAAGCGCTACAGGAGCGAGTGTTGGAAACCGGAAATGGAGAGGACTGCTATGTGTTCGCAATCAATATACCAGGAGCTGATGTGCAGGCCTTGCAAGCGCGGGTGCTGGAAGTCGGAGATGCTTGGGACTGTTGTATGTTCGCAAAAGATGTGCCAGGCGCGGATGCCGATGAGTTACTCGCCAGATCTGAATCGTTAAGACAAAACCATTAACACCGGCCAACGGGGCGAAAGGGGAATTACAATGAACGAATTACAAAAAGAAGAACAGGAAGAACTACTTAGAAAAGGCACTGGTTGTGACTGCTACCTTTTTGCAAGAGATGTGCCCGGATCAGATATGAAGGCACTACAGGCGCGAGTGTTAGAAATCGGATTTGCTTGGGACTGCTGTATGTTCGCAAAAGATGTGCCCGGAGCTGATATCCAGGCGCTGCAAGCGCGGGTGTTAGAAGCCGGCACTAGCTGGGACTGCTATGTGTTCGCAAAAGATGTGGCCGGAGCTGATGTCCAGGCACTACAGGCGCGAGTGCTGGAAGTCGGAAATGGAGAGAACTGCTACATTTTCGCAAAAGATGTGCCCAGCGCTGACGTCCAGGCGCTGCAAGCGCGGGTGTTAGAAGCCGGCACTAGCTGGGACTGCTATGTGTTCGCAAAAGATGTGGCCGGAGCAGATATTCCAGCACTACAGGAGCGGGTGTTAGAAATCGGAGATGCTTGGAGCAGCTATGTGTTCGCAAAAGATGTTCCCGGTGCTGATATTCCAGCACTGCAGGAGCGAGTACTGGAAGTCGGAGATGGCTGGGGCTTATACCGTTTCGCAAGAAACGTGCCCGGGGCTGATGTCCAAGCACTGCAAGCGCGGATGACAATGCACGAATTACAAAAAGAAAAACAGAAAGAACTACTTAGCGAAGTCAGCGGCTGGGACTGTGGTGATTTCGCAATAGATGTGCCCAGCGCTGATGTCCAAGCGCTACAGGAGCGAGTGTTGGAAACCGGAAATGGAGAGGACTGCTATGTGTTCGCAATCAATATACCAGGAGCTGATGTGCAGGCCTTGCAAGCGCGGGTGCTGG